GGTATGGATGGGGTATCTGCAAGTCCTTACAGGATGGGGTACCAACTGATAAATAGGATCAGAGGCCTCATCCAACCGTATTCTAATCCTAATTCACTGGTCGGCTAATGGCTGCAATAAGCACCTTACGTGGCACTTTAGCAACCGCACTTACTAATGCAGGCGTGTGGAATACCTTTAGTTTTCCACCTGCAACTCTTCTCGCAAATAGCGTGGTCGTAACTGTATCCGATCCTTACATCGTACCTAGCAATAATAGCCAGACAAGTATCGCGCCTTTGGCTAACTTTAAGATTTTAGTAACAACACCTGCATTCGACAATCAAGGCAACCTAAAAGGCATAGAAGATTTTCTCGTAGCAGTAGTAAACAAACTAGCGGCATCTACCCTAGTTTATAACATATCAAGTGTCTCCGCTCCAGCTATAACTAATGCAGCTAGTGGAGATTTATTAACGTCTGAAATCACCGTATCAATCCTAACGAGCTGGAGTTAAAATGAGTTCACAAGCAGAAGACTTAGCCTTCTTAATCAAGATAGGCCAAATCAAAGAAGCACCAAAACAAACCGCACAAACTAAAAAAGAAGAGGAATAACAATGGCCATATACTTAAATAACAATGTAGGCGTTAAATTGGCTACTGCCGCTGCGCCTACAGTACCTTCAATTGATATCAGCTCATATGTAACTAACGCTGTAATCAATCAAATTGTAGATGAGCTTGAAGTAACAACAATGTCAGATCTTAGCCATCGTTTTGCTCAAGGCCTACAATCTGCAACATTCTCTATTGACTTTCTAAATGACTGGGCAGCCTCTCAGGTAATGACAACACTAAATGCAGCATTTGGTCAAACCCTAGCAGTATCAGTAATTACCGTAAAAGGTACTGCAGTGTCAGCTACTAATCCAACTTACCAATTTTCAATTTTGGTAAACAACCTGACCCCAATCGGTCAAGGTGGCGTAGCCGAAATTGCATCATCTAGTCTGTCCTTTACAGTAAACTCAGTAGTAACAGTGTCAACATCGGTGGCATTTTAACTAAGGAGTAATAATGGCAAAGCTAAAGATTACAAGGGCTAATGGTGAGGTATCTGAACACAAGATAACGCCAGGAGTTGAGTACGCTTTTGAAATTTCTAAAGGCATGGGCATATCCAAGGCGCTGAGAGAAACAGAAATGCAGTCAAATATTTATTGGCTCGCTTGGGAATGTCTACGCAGATCAGGCGCACAAGTACCTCTATGGGGTGCAGAGTTTATTGACAGCTTAGAAACTGTCGAGGTATTAGACGAAGAAAAAAAATAGTACAGCGTGATTCCATTCTCTATACAGTGGCTGCTTTAAGTGTAGAGACTGGAATTGCGCCTAGTGAGTTTATTAACATGGACTCAGACATGCTGTCAGCAATTGTGCAGGTGTTAAGCGATAGATCTAAGGAGATAAGAAATGCCAGTCGAGGTCGTAGGCGTTAAAGATGTCCTTAAAGGCTTAGAGTTTATTGATGAAGATATGCGCCAACGCATTAGGACTGCTATAGATCCTTTAATGCGTGGTGTAGCAAGTAAAGCCAAAGCATTTGCACCAGGTAACAGCGAAGTATTATCAGGCTGGAGTAAAGCACCTAACCCAGAAATTAACTATCGGCCATTTCCAAGATATGATGCTAGTACAGTTAAAGCAGGTATAGGATATAACTCAGGCGAAAACAAAACATTTAGAAATGGATTTAAGGTTAGTAATTACGTCTATAACGTAAGCGCAGCAGGTCGCATATATGAGACTGCAGGTCGCAATAACCCACAAGGGCGTGCGCCATTTCAACAAATAGATCCAAGTACACCTAACTCACCAGTAGGCGCAGTGCAAGGATTTGAGGGTACTAGAAGAGCTAGAGAATATACCTATAATAAATCTACAAGAGAATACTCATCTAATAATCCATTTGCAGGTTATCAGTTTGTAACGTCTATGCCTGGACTTACATCACAGCCTAAGATTAAAGGTGTACGTGGTGGAACTGGCAAAAAGACAAAAGGTAGACTTATATTTAAGGCATGGGCTCAGGATAGTCAAGAAGTTTATGATGCAATTCTTAAAGCTATAAACTCTACAGCTATACAATTTAACAAAGCCACAGAGATTAAGAAGGCAGCCTAATGGCCAATGTAGTCGTCTCGGCTATTGCTACCTTTAATGGCAAAGCATTAAAAAAAGGTCAAAAGGATATATCAGCTTTTGACAAGTCAGTTAAAAAACTAGGCAAGACTTTTGCTGGCACATTTGGCGCATACCAATTACTAGCATTTAGTAAGAAGGCTATTGCCGCTTTTGCAGCCGATGAAAAAGCCGCTAAATCTTTAGAAGTACAATTAAAAAACACAGGTTTTGCATTTTCAGCACCAGGTGTAGAAGCATACATATCTAGCCTGCAGTCTTTATATGGCGTATTAGATGATGAGTTACGCCCAGCATTTCAGCAATTACTTACAGTTACTGGATCTATTACAAAAAGTCAAGATGCTTTAGAAACCGCGTTAAACGTGAGTGCAGCCACAGGTAGATCACTCAGTGAAGTAAGCGCAGCATTAACACGGGGCTTCTCAGGCAATACCGCAGGTCTTAGCAGACTAGGCGCAGGCATAAGCAAAGCCACGCTTAAGACTGGCGATATGGATAAAATCATGGCTGAGTTAAATGATAAGTTTTCAGGTCAAGCAGCAGCTAGGTTAGGTACTTTTGCAGGCAAGATGGATCTTATTACAGTTGCTTCTGCCGATGCTAAAGAAATCATAGGTAAAGGTTTAGTAGATGCTTTAACTGCTTTAAGTGATGATAAAAGCATAGGTAATTTTACAGACAGTATGAAAGAGCTTGCCACAGGCATAGCCGATGTAACTAGGGGTATTGGTGAATTAGGTCGCGGAATACAAACAATAGCAAATCTACCTGGGCTAAAACAATTATTAACCTTTTCTTATGAAATGAGTGCAGTCGGATTATTGCAACGTCTAGGTAGAATGAGTGCGCCAGCAACAGTTTTACCAGCTAATAAACAACGCAGCGCAGGCCGTATAGACGCAAAAAGATTCCAGACTGAAGATAAACTAGCAAAAGCCAAAGCAGCAGAATTAGCACTATTACTTAAGAAGAACGCTATTGAAAATAAGAACGTAGAAGAATTACGTAAGAAGTTTGACCTAGAGCGCATAGGATTAACCGCTGCCCTTGCCAAAGCAACCGATGAAGAAACTAAGTTACGTCTACGGGCACAGTTAGCAATCCTAGATAATAACGATGCTTTGGCTAAAAAGATATTGGCAGAGATGGAAGCAGCCGATGCATTGAAAAAACTTGCTGAGCAGGCAGCCGCAGCTGGTAAAAGTATTACAGAGTTTGCTTTAGTACAGGTTAGATCTTTAATCAATAGAATTAACGCACAGATAGAAAAAATTAACGCACAATTTGGATTACCGTCTACAGCTGTATCAGTACCCTCACCTGCTACTTCATTACCTGCCAGTTACTTCCAAGATCTAGCAGTGTCATTAGTGGGCACTACTGGGTATAGCGGAATGAACGTTGCTCAAATTGCAACTGAAAGAGCTAGAGAATCAGGCAATAGATCAGTAGATGTCAATCTAACCGTTAGCAGTCCATCGGGTGACAGGTTTGCTCAACTCATGGCAGAAAGTATCCAAGTCGCTGGGCGCAGTGGTTATAACACAGCACCTAATGGCGGATTACCATAATGGCAGCACCAGTAGTAAATGCAATAATTAACTTTAGCACTGGGCCATCATTTGCTCAGACTGCAATAATTGGATCAGCAATATTTGGCACTAACGTATTAGGTGATTCTGCAGCTGTAATTGTCGATGTGTCTAATCGTATAAATCGTATTGAGACTAACCGAGGCCGTACTGCACTATCAGATCAATTTCAGACAGGCTCACTTAGTTTAACTATTATAGATCAGAATGGCGACTTTAATCCTCAGAACGTAAGCGGCCCATATTACAATTTATTAACACCTATGAAAAAGGTGCAGATTACTGCAACCTATAACGGTGTTACTTACCCTGTATTCTCTGGATTTATTACAAATTATGTAACTAGATACCCAGACGAATCATCTGCAGATTTAGCAACAACTACTATAGAAGCTGTAGATGCATTTAGATTAGCCCAGTTAGCACAGATCAGCACAGTTACAGGTGCTAGTGCTGGCGATTTAGCAGGCACACGTATTAACGAAATATTAGATACTATTTCATGGCCAGCATCAATGCGTGATGTAGATGCAGGTCTTACTACTATGCAAGCAGACCCAGGCACTAACCGCACAGCATTACAAGCTTTAACTACAGTAGCTACCTCAGAGTATGGTGCTTTATATGTAGATGGTTATGGCTCATTTGTATTTCAAGATAGAGCTGTAACGGTGGGATCTATTGGCGGCACACCTACACTCTTTGCAGATAATGGCACAGGCATAGTTTATTATGATGCGGCTTGGGTATTAAATGATGTGCTCATATTTAATAAAGCCACTATCACTAGGACTGGTGGCACAGCACAGGTAGCATTTAATCAAGCATCTATAGATAAATACTTCCTGCATAGTTATTTCCAAGACAACCTACTTATGCAGACCGATGCAGTAGCCCTAGATTATGCCCAGGCTTATGTGGCAAGTAGAGCTGAGACCACGATCCGATGTGATGCCATAGTCCTAGACCTATACACGCCTAATTATGATACAGGCATAGTTGCAGCCCTAGACCTAGATTTCTTTGATCCTATAACCATTATTACTACCCAGCCAGGTGGATCTTTACTTGATAAGACCCTGCAGATTTTCGGTGTCCGCATGAATATAACCCCGAATAGTTGGAAAACAACCTTTACAACACTAGAACCTGTCATAGATGGGTTTATAATAGGCAACGTAGATTACGGTGTCTTAGGACAAAACGTACTTTCTTATTAAGGAGCAATAATGGCAACAGGATTTCCAGCATCAACAGGTGACGTACTTACCAGTGCAATGTTTAATGGCTTGACTGCATTTACAGTAGGTGCTGCTAACACAGTAGATTATACAGCTGTACTAGCAGATCAATATCAGGTATTACAAATAATGAACAAAGCCACAGCTGTAGCATTCAAGATACCAACAGATGCATCTGTTGCATTTGCGGTAGGCACAGCAATAACAGTATTAAATATTGGCGCAGGTACTTGCACAATTAGCGCAGTAACACCTGGCACTACTACAGTATTAAGTGCGGGCGCAGTTGCAGCATCACCAACCCTTGCACAATATAAATCTGCAGTATGTATTAAAACAGCTGCTAACACATGGTATGTAGTAGGAGCTATTGCATAATGATAGGTAACATAGTTGCAGGTTTATTTGCTGGCGCTGCATTACCGCCATTAGCAGTTGAATATTTAGTTGTTGCTGGTGGTGGCGCAGGAGGATCACAAGCAGGGTCAAGTTTAGCTTCGGGTGGTGGTGGCGCAGGAGGTTATCGCACAGCTTCGGGATTATCTTTAACACCATCAACTAATTACACAGTAACAGTTGGTGCTGGCGGTGCTGGCGGTGCAGAAGATAATGAATCTAATCCAGGTAACAATTCTGTTTTTTCAACTATAACATCAAGTGGTGGTGGTCGTGGTGCTTCAAGATTTAATAATAGTGCCGAAGCAGCTGCAGGAGGTGCTGGAGGTTCGGGTGGAGGAGGTCGAGGGGGAAATACTGCTGGTCTTTTACCACCTGGTGCTGGCGGTGCTGGTAACTCAGGTTCATATTCCCCAGTTGAAGGTTTTGCTGGCGGTGCTGGATATGATTCCTCACCTACAAATATTCGTTCTGGTGGAGGCGGCGGAGGTGCATCAGAAGTAGGCAACACAGATGGACAATCAGATGGTGGCGATGGAACTGCTAATTCTATAACTGGTTCATCAGTAACTTATGCAGGAGGCGGCGGCGGCGGTAAAGGTAATCCAGGAACAGGTTGGAGTGGACTTGGCGGCGCAGGTGGCGGTGGTAATGGTGCTTCAACAGGTGCTGGTACTGCTGGTACTGCAAATACTGGCGGTGGTGGCGGTGGAAATTGCGGTGATGCTGCTAATTCTGGTCGTAATGGCGGTTCAGGTATTGTAATTCTTAAATATCCAAGTGGATACACAATATCAAATCCTGGTGGTGGATTAACATTATCTACTACTACAAGTGGATCAGATAAAATCACTAGCGTTACAGCTGGTACTGGGAATGTGAGTTGGGCATAATGGCACATTACGCATTTTTAGATAACAACAATATTGTGACTGAAGTAATAGTAGGTATTGATGAAACAGAAACTATTGAAGGTTTAGATACTGAGACATGGTATGGAAACTTTAGAAATCAAACATGCAAGCGCACAAGTTACAATGGCAAAATTAGAGGCAATTACGCTGGCGTAGGTTATACATATTTACCTTTAGAAGATATTTTTATGCCACTTAAATGCCATGTAGAAGCAATACTAAATGCTCAGTCTGCTAAATGGGAATGCACGAATACCGATCATGAGAGAGTTAATGAAATCTAAACCATGGCTATGTGCAGCTGGTGTACAGCTACGAGATCAGATTGATACCTGGTACCCAGATCGTCGCTCTACCTCTGATGGGTGGGT